AAATGTAGCTCGTGCTTATGTACGCGCTCTTGGTGGATTCGGTGCTTCTGGTCTTGGTGCTAATGGTACTAACGCTCAAGGTACTCAATGGTGGAACAACGGTTCTTTGTCTTTCGATGGTGTTAAAATCTTCGTTGCAAACGGACTTGCTGACAACTATATGGTAGCTGCTGAGAAATCTAACTTGTTCTTCGGTACTGGTCTTCTTTCTGACCACAACGAAGTTAAGGTTATCGATATGGCTGACTTGGATGGTTCTCAGAATGTACGCGTAATAATGCGTCTAACTTCTGGTGTACAATACGGAATCGGCGCTGATTGTGTACTTTACACTCCTGCATAGTCTATATAATTAAATAATCAAAAGGGGTAGGTAAGCCGAAAGCCTGCCTGCCCCTTTTTAATTAACCTTAAAACAAAAAATAATTATGGCCTGCGATAACTTAACACTTGGTAGAATTGAGCCTTGTAAAGATAGCGTTGGTGGCATCAAAAATATCTACTTCGTAAACTATGGTGATTTGACTCCTGTTTACGATGCTACGGATACTGATGTTATTGACTCTGTTGGCTCTTCAGTTTCTGCTTACAAATATGAAGTAAGAAGCACCGCTTCTACATTCACACAAAACATTCAATCCAGCCGTGATGCTGGTACTACCGCTTTCGAGCAAGTTCTTGAGATTACTCTTAAGAAACTCAGCATCGATGACCACAAAGAATTGAAATTGTTGTCTTATTCAAGACCTCACGTTGTAGTTGAGGACAACAATGGAAACTTATTCTTGGCAGGTCTTGAGTATGGTATGGATGTTACCGGAGGTACTATTGTAACTGGTGGTGCTATGGCTGACTTGAGTGGATATACCTTGTCTTTGACAGGTATGGAGAAAGTTCCTGCTAACTTCTTAGGAGGCGATATGGCAACTGTTGGTTTCTCTGTAGTTTCAGGTAGCTAATACTCTTGCACATATTAAACACAAAGGGCCTTTCGAGGCCCTTTTGTATTTAAAACAAAAAACAACATATGCAGTTATCATATTATGATAAGGCTATTACCTATTACAACAGCACAGACAATTACGATTATCCCAAGAGATTATTCTTCTATTACGGGTGTTGATATGATAATTGTGGAGGATGGTACTTGGGAGACAGAGCAGGTTACAGATATTGATGGTGTATTGAACGCAAACGGAAACTTTGTAGTGTTTCAACCAACATTTAGCATCCTTAAGAATGAAAACATATATACTCTCACGCTAACTGATAGCGATGGAGGATTATTATACCGAGATAAAATATATTGCTCGGATCAAACCAATGATGAGGTGATTCACACTTTGAATGATGGCTTATATGAGCAGTTTGAAGGAGACACCGACAACAAATACATAGTATTGGAGTAGTATGGAAGATAATATAACAAAAAAGTTAGGTTCTACGAGGATTGTAAACCTATCCAGCTATCAAACGCCACAGGCGAAGGAGGTACACAACAAAGATTGGGTGCTTTACGATGATGGAGAAGGTCACGATTATTTCCAAGGACTTATTGATGCCTACTTAGGTAGTCCTACTAACGCTCGTTGCGTTAATGGTATTTCCGATATGATTTACGGAAGAGGGCTTGAGGCTACAGATAGCGACATCAAACCTGAGATGTACGCTAAAATGAAGATGCTTCTTAAGCCAAAAGAGATTAAGCGAGTATCTTCTGATTATAAAATGCTTGGCCAAGCTGCTGTGCAGGTCATCTACAACAAGCCTAAAACGGCTATTGTAAAGGTTCTACACTTCCCAATGGAAACATTAAGAGCGGAAAAGGCTAAGGATGGTAAGATTATGGCTTACTACTACCACCCAAAGTGGAATGAGTTAAAGCCTTCTGATAATCCTAAGAGAATACCAACTTTTGGCAACGGAAGCAAGAGTGAGCAGATTGAACTTTACATCTTCAAGCCCTACAGAGCAGGTTTTTACTACTATGCTCCTGTAGACTACAATGCTTGCTTGCAATATTGCAACCTTGAAGAGGAAGTATCTAACTACCACATCAACAATATAAAGAATGGCCTTCAGCCATCACTTTTAATCAACTTCAATAACGGGATTCCAGACGAGGAGACTCAGCAGTTGATTGAGAATAAGATTTACTCTAAGTTTGGCGGTACTTCACAGGCAGGTAAATTTATCTTGACCTTTAACGAGTCTGCTGAGACTAAGGCTGATTTAGAGCCAATACATTTGCCTGATGCGCACGCACAATATCAATTCTTGTCAGATGAGGCAAGAGAAAAGATTATGCTTGGTCACGGTATTGTGTCTCCAATCCTTTTGGGGATTAAAGACAATACAGGATTTGGGAACAACGCAGAAGAATTGCGCACGGCGTCTATCTTGATGGACAATGTGGTCATCAGACCATTCCAACAAGCGCTTATTGATGGTTTCGAGGAGATTCTTAACTTCAATGGCGTTTATTTGAACCTATACTTTGTAACACTACAGCCTATCGAGTTTACTGAACTTGACAACATCTCTACTAAGATTAAGAGAGAAGAAGAAACAGGTGAGAAGCTATCCTCTCAAAAAGAGGAGGCTTCTTGCGCTATGGACTTCTCAGACGAAGAAGGAGATAACTTATTTGCTCAATTAGAGGAGTTGGGTGAGGTGATCAGCGATGAGTGGGAGATTATCCACAGAGAATTGGTTACAGATGAGAACGAGGAGTTTGATTTAACTAAGTTAGCCGTCTCAGAAAGCGATGCGAAGCCAAATAAGGAGTCTTTTCAGGATAACGCAGGGTACAAGGTCAGATACGCTTATTCTCCCGTTAGAAAGAGCGACAAGAGCCGTAAGTTCTGCAAGCAAATGGAAGCGCTAAGTGAAAAAGACATTGTATTCCGCAAGGAGGATATTTCAATGATGTCTTTCAGAGGAATCAACAAAGAATTGGGTCACAAGCAGCAGAATTACTCACTCTTTAAATATAAAGGGGGTAAGAACTGCCACCACCTGTGGGAAAGACTTGTTTACAAGAAGAAAGTTGGCAAGAACACCATCGTTGACGCCTCACAGGCGGAAAGAGATGGTTTTGTAGCGCCTGTTAATCCAACAGAAGTTGCAACAAGGCCGATTGATATGCCGAACAAAGGTGCTTACCCATCAAATAAATAAACGATATGAAAGCGCTATTTATAACATTACAAGACCTTAAACGCAAGTCAATAATCGATGGAAATGTCGATGGAGATAAGTTGATTCAGTTCATTGAGGTTGCTCAAGATACACATATCCAAAACTACTTAGGAGGTAAGCTATACGAGAAGCTGCAAGACTTGATTATCTCAGGAGATATTGACTTAGTTGGAAACGCTAAGTACAAGACGCTTATTGAGACCTATATTAAGCCTATGCTTGTATGGTACACTCAAGCTGCTTACTTGCCATTTGCTGCTTTTCAAATCAGCAATGGCGGAGTATTCAGACACAGAAGTGAAAACTCTGACTTAGCTACTTCTGAGGAGATAAAAGATATGCTTAACAGGGTAAATAGTACTGCTGACTTCTACACAAGAAGATTTCAGGACTATATGGGCTTTTATAGCCAAGACTACCCTGAATACAACACATCTACCAATGGTGAGATGTATCCAGATCAGAGTTATAACTTTAGTTCTTGGGTTCTATGAATAGACCTACTATGTACAAGCCGAAGGCTGAGAATGTCCAAAAATTAGAAGCCTTCTTGAGTAAGATAAATAAAAAGGTTAAAGATAACGAACTATCTAAGATCGTAAACGATGAGCAGAAATAATATCGGATGGGGGTCTGTTTATTTAACAAACAATATAGTAGATGGAGAAGTAGCTACTTATGCAGACTTAGCGAATCTTACTGACTTATTTGAAGGTGATATATACCTTGTGAGACAAACAACGGGTGTGATAGGATTCAGAAAGTTAGCAGGATTATACCGATGGAATGGAAGTGATTGGACAAGCCTTCAAGTACAAATGCAGGGAAGTTTAGTTTACTTTAATAACGCAGGTACAACGCTTACAAGTACATCTACTGAAGATGCGATTAAAGAGGTAAACAACAAAATAGGATACTGGGACAATTAAAACAATAATATATGGCTTCTTTTACAGGAACAAAAATAAAAGACACTTACCAATCAATTCTAAAGGTTTATGATAATGG